TTAGTCTTTATCTGCCGGACTTAAGGTCACAGAAGAGAGATAATTCAGCAGGGCGATATCGTTCTCGACACCCAGCTTCATCATCGCAGATTTCTTCTGGCTACTGATGGTTTTAATACTGCGGTTCAGCTTTTTAGCGATCTCGGTCACCAGGAAGCCTTCCGCAAACAGGCGCAGAACTTCACTCTCTTTTGGCGAGAGACGCTTGTCACCGTAACCACCAGCACTGATTTTTTCCAACAGGCGAGAAACGCTTTCCGGGGTAAATTTCTTCCCTTTCTGCAGCGCGGCGAGGGCTTTCGGCAGATCGGTCGGTGCACCTTGTTTCAGCACGATCCCTTCGATATCCAGATCCAATACCGCACTAAGAATCGCCGGGTTGTTGTTCATGGTCAGAACAATAATCGACAGGCTTGGGAAATGGCGCTTGATGTACTTAATTAAGGTAATGCCATCGCCGTACTTATCGCCAGGCATGGAGAGATCGGTAATCAACACATGCGCATCCAGTTTCGGCAGGTTGTTGATCAGTGCTGTAGAGTCTTCAAATTCGCCGACAACATTCACCCACTCAATTTGCTCAAGTGATTTGCGAATACCGAACAAGACTATCGGATGGTCATCGGCAATAATTACGTTCATATTGTTCATGTACTTGCACCTATGTATTAACTATTTGATTTTAAAAATATATTCTATGCTTTGTTTAGTCGTTGGGGCACCTGTGGGACATAAGTACATAGCTTTCTGTTTAGTACTTCTACCTGGGACTGGTTATTGTCTTTCATCCATGCACCGTAAACATTGTAAACCATCTGGGCATTCGCATGTCCCATCTGGTTGGCTATGAAGTTTGGATTTGCTCCGGCAGTTAAAGCCCAGCAAGCATAAGTATGCCGAGACTGATACGCTTTTCTATGGCGAATTTTTGCTCGTTTTAATGCAGATTCCCATGTTCTGTTGATGGATGTTACGGCATAATGAACTCCTGAGTTACCTGTGCGATCTAATATCTGAGGATTGAAAACAAAGCTGCATGAGTGAGTGCTTGTCCGGCCATACTCTCGCAGCTTTACTTCTATCTGATATTGTTTACCAAGCCTGGTTAATGTCGCCTGATTTTTTAATACGTCAATTGCTGGCTGTATGAGTTGTATTACCCTGTTTGTTCCTGCATCTGTTTTGGGTAGTGTAAATTCCTTTGTCTGAGTGTAATTCCTTTTGACGGTCAAGGTACCCGCTTCCAGATCGATATCCTCCCATGCCAGCCCACACAGTTCGCCATGCCGCATCCCGGTATATACAGCCAGCGACCAGAAATTTTTAGTTTGCTGGTGGTGGCACGCATCAATCAGTCTGGCAAACTCATCTTTTGTTAGTGGATCGGGAGGTGTTTTCGCTCTTTTCAGTGATGGAAGCTCACTGAAAGGGTTTTTGCCTATATACCCATTGTTTGCCGCAAAACGGAACATCCCGGAGATAATTGTCATATAGCTATTTACAGTAGGTACACTACGACCTTTAATAGGCTTCCTCTGATTTTTTCCTGGCAACTGATATCCCGTTAATAATTCTTTACGAAAAATGAGAACATCTTCCTGTGTAATTGATGATGCCAGTTTGTTCCCTCCAAGGCAGTCAAGGCAATTTCGGATAGCTGATTTGTATCTGACCATGGCATTTGCTGTTATTTCCATTTTCTTAAGCTCAAGCCATTTTTCCGAAAGTGCCTTAATGGTTATCTCTTTTTTTCCCAGACCAAAGTGTTTCAGGTTAGGGGAATTAGGGAACTGCGCGGCGTAGTCGAAGCTCCCCATTCTGATTGCAAAACAAACGGAAGTACGAAGTTCACCTGCGATCTTCCGGTTTTTGGCGGTGTCAGGAACACCGAGGTTTTCTCTGACACGTTTGCCGTTATAGTGAAACCATATGCGGAGTGATCCGCCATGGTTTTCAACGCCTGTCGGGTATGATGCGTTACTCATTAAACCTCCCAGACGTCCAGGAGCATTAACAGGTTAACCGGAACTTGCATTTTTGGCACCTGGTTGTTTCTGGTTTTCGATCCAGCGCATAATTTCCTCAATGTTGTATACACATTCACTGAAAGGCCCGGGCTCTCCTTCTGCTGCGTAATGACGGTATTCTTTCCCCAGTAACCAGGATTTTTTTCTTGCTCTGGCAATGGTTCCTGATTTCAGTCCAGTTGCAGCAATAAGGGTTCTTTCTGTGCACCATTTGCTGGGCGTTATCTGATAGATGATTGTTTCCATTCCTGACTCACACTATCTTCAGGCCACGGCAGTGGCACCACACGTCAAACATTCGCTTTACAACTTCACGGCAGTAGAAGCCGTGAGCATCTCTGGTTAAATCGTATCGGTACCCGTATCTGAGTCGTATCCATATTTCAAACTCGCGATTCACGACTTATTCTCCTGCTGTCTTTATGCCAGTTCATCCGGTTGCGCTGGGGCCCAGGCCTTCCGTGGCCTGTATTTGCGGCGTTTTCTGGCTTCAATGCGTATCTTTGTCACCCTGACTGGCTTTGGTTCGTGCCGGAACACTTTGTTTCTGATATTACGCCGTGTATTCATCATCCAGATAAAACGCTGGGTATGGTCGCATCCGTCATCAACGGTAATTACTGTGCGGACCAGTTCATCGTTAATATCAACCATTTCACCCATTCACTGAGCCCTCATACGCGAATTTCGTGGCTTCCATCAGTTGCGTCCATACCCATTCAAGAAATTGTGCGTTTTCTCCTGAGCGGTCATATTCATCGACGCTGCGGGGCTTGATGGTCGCCAGTAGTGGCACAATCCGGTACTTCATCTGTTCGGTTAACTTGTCCGGTACAAGTCGCCAGCCGTTATATTTCGATGGAACATGGTGGTATTCAGCCAGGAAGCGTCGTATATCGTTTTTCATTTCCTCGCATGAGTTCTGATCATGAAGTGCAGCGGAAAGCCAGCGTCCGATATATTCAGGGATTCGCACATCAAGTACTTTTTCTGCCGTCGTCAGCATTGCCTGTCGGCAGGCGTTCCAGCCGTTGACATAGTGACGTGTTGCATCCCATGAAACCTGCACATCAGGGTAAGCATCCTGTTCTGTTCTCACTGGCGGTATCTGAGGAACAGTGAATAGTGGACTGACGATATATTTATCCAGAGAGCCTCCCCGCTCTTCTGCAAGACTTTCCCACGATGTCATTGTGGGGACCCTGTAACCTGCTTTTTTGTGCGTATACATCCATGCCACTCTGCCGTTATCATCTGCGGCGGCAATGCGCTGCCAGGCAGGATAAAGCGGGGTGTATGTTTCTCTGTCATTACGGGCGTCAGGCATGGCATCAATACTGCAAACTTCCCCCGTAAGGTTATTCAGCCAGGCCTTCGGGCTAATCTCTGACGTTACGATTTCATCCAGTTTTTTCTCCAGATTTTCTATGTGACTGATTAGCGCAAGGATAACTGGCGGAGTGGCAAGGGAGTGAAATGCTTCCAGATCACATCCCTTGTCTCCATATACGGTATTTTGTGCGGCGTCACGCAGTGCTTTCAGATCAGCTTCTTTCATCGTTCAGACTCCCTTGTTGCTGTTTTGTAGGCGCGCAGGATGTCGCGTGTTTTTCCTGATAATGACGACTTAACCAGGAAAAAGCCGCTCCGGCTTTCTGTGATGTCCGGCGTGCACAGAAGTACCGCATCAACGACACGATTATGTTTTCGCAATGTCAGGCGGGAACTGGTGATAATCAGTTTTGCCTGTTCGCCGTAATCGGTGAATGAAATAATCATCTGATGGCGATCTCCGTTATGAAAGTGTTCCTGCTGGTTCAATGCTGATAATTTCTGCTGCAATAAGCATACCTGCCAGCCATGCTTCGCCGAGCATGTCCTCATCCGTACATGCAAGATCACCGATCTGTATTGTGGCCATAATGTTAGTTTCACCGGTATATTCATCCTGTGCTTCTTCATACGGCAGGTTTTCATAAAGGTTTTCAATTGCGCAGGTTATTACATCCAGTCCCGTCAGATTGCCGACAACGTCCACTTCAAATGTTTCGCGGTACTCCCATTGCCCGAGTGTCAGACGAACCGTCTGTCTTGCCATGCGCCCGCATAATGTCATGTTCGGGTCGTAGTTCATGATTGCCGCAGTAGTGCTATTCATGTTCTGCCTCCGGTGTGTAAATAGCTTTGTCGTGTTTAAATTCACCGTTCCAGTTTTTCTTCATAGGGAGTTCACCGTTCATGTAAAACTGGTATAAACGGTGGCATCCTTTTTCCAGCAATACGGGGGTGAATTTCGTGAATGTTGCTTTCCCGTGTGGAGTGATCTGTACTGCTTCTTCGGTCAGGTATCTGTCACGGGCATAAGAGGCCGTGCGCCAGCGGGGTGTTTTCTCCGGATCGCGTTGTTCGTTGAATACCCATTTTCGGCCAGACAGCCACCACATTATCTGGCTGGTATTTACGCCGTTCAGCGCACGGCAGAACTGGGGAACAGTCATGCCTTTAGAGAAATGTTTTTCCAGACTGTCTACGGTTGCAGAGAGCGTTTTATTTTCCAGGGCCATAGCTTCAGCCCGTTCTTCGGCCTCAATAACCATCAACGCGAGTTCCTTGCGAGTGAGTACGCGCTGAACATCGATGTTTTCCCGCTGAGTGAAGTAGAACTCCACAAGGTCTTCGTGATAGTTCCACGCCTGATCCGTTTCCAGCAATTTTGCGTGGTTGGCTGCGCCGCGTTCGGTCCAGAGGATGAGGGATCGAACATTGCTGGCAATTTTCACAGAGTAGCTTTGAGATACTCTGTGCTTAAGTTCACGTAGTTCATCGCCTTCCAGCAAAAAATAATGCTTTCCAACAACGAATCGTTCTTCGTTTCGGGAATGATTCTGGCGAATACGGATTGGTGTTGCTCCATAACCTGCCGCCAGTTGTTCAGTGGTCACAACGCGTTGACCGCGATATTCGATAATTTGCAAATCACGGGCTGCCACCGGCACAAGTTCAGTTGATTTTTTCATCATTACACCTCACGAAAAGCTGATTAGTGGAACACTCTGGTTTCCGGTTCTGAGTTGTCAGTGGCTTCACTGATAAGCCCATCCAGAATCATGTGCATCGCTCTGTAACCTTCCATTGTGATGCCGGTTTTTTCGCCGTCGCCCAGAGCGCCGGTGAATGCTTTGTACATAAGAATGCTTTTGAGCAGCCCTGATTCCGCTCCGTAAGTTTCTATGAGTGCCCATTCCATATAGTTCTGCATAGCGAGACGTAATGGTTTCAGGTAGATTGTCATGCCACCGTTGTGGCCTCTGTACATGGTGCCCTTGTCTGTACCGCCATTCTCGTTAAGCACTTCGGTCCAGCCGTTTCTGGTGAGCTGTTCAGAGAAGAACATGGCGGTATAAAGCCAGCGCCAGTACATGATTGTCTTTTCCGGCGCTAGCTCACCTGTCATGCCTTTTTCTTCTGCTTCACTGATGCAACACACTATTTCCAGACCATGCCAGATCGGCTCGTCAAAACAGCCTTCATCGAGCATTTCCAGTGCTTTGTTGATATCAAGCAGTCCGTAAGGTGTGTGGATACCTTCAGCGGTAAGAAAAAATAACTGTTCAGTTGCAGTCATGGTTTGCTCTCTTCTTAAATGGTCTTTGCGCGACAAGCCGGCAATACTGATCAATCCAGGCGTTGTATTTTTCCATCCAGGCATCAAACTGTTTTCTGCGTGCAAGGATGCGCAACAGGCGATGAAAACAACGCCCGTGAGCTCTGTAGTATTCGGGCGTAATTTCTCCCGGATGAAAGACTTCTCCATATTCCGGATGCATCAGGCGCTGGTCAGGCAGACGTTTTTCAAAACCTGAACTTTCGAATACCTTCGTTGTCATAAAATGAGCGAGATGTATGATGGCCGTTTTTCGCGTGAAGCATTTCTTAACTTGTCCGTGGCGGCAGACTCTGTAAACAGGGCCGCAATCGAGTTCGTATTTATGAAAAGCACGGTCGATTCCGGCATTATTTATTGCACTGTATTCCGCATCACTGAAGAAAGGTGGAAATACGATGTATCCTTCCATTGTCAGCGCCAGAACGCGCGGATCGGTTTCTGTCAGCCATTCGTTTTCTGTGAATTCTTCAGAATTAATTTCAATGATTTCAGGTTCTTCTTTCATGGTTACTCCGTGTTCATCCGGTGTTAATTACTTTTATTCACTCTGAGCGCAGCCAGAAGATGTGGCTCAGCAATTCGTTTGTTGCGATATATCTGTGATACAGCCTGGCCTTTTCAGGTCGTAAAAATCCCCGACAATAAAGCTGTAAATTAATTACTGTTCTTAAATAATGTTATTCGTTTTCAGTCCGGCACAGATGCTTTTCTGCTTTGTCTGCTGTACAGGATAATGAGCGGAAAAGACAATTCATCATGTTTAGCGCATCTGGTGAACCAATATCACCGCTGTCAATAATCACCTGTAACAAAGACAGGCTTTCTGTTATCTCGCAGTGGACATTATCGAGTACTTCAACGCAATTATTCATTTTTCATTATCTCCGTTATTCCGGGGGAGGAGCTATGCTGTTAATGATTAACGCATCCGGTAATATGCCCCTCTTTAATGTAATCGATGCATTCATTCAAAAGTTCATCAATGATTAACTTTCCTGATTCAGTCAGATACTCACCATGTTGGTTGATACCGACAGCATCCTGGTATGCAGTGCGTATTGCTGTTTCACCATCTTTCCGCCCAAACTCACCACGGGTAACGCCTTCAAATCGTAATAGCAACTGGCTTATGAACTGTTCTGTTATTTCAATAGTTGTTAACTCTCCATCATGACGCTTTACAGTGAGGAGATTACTTCCTGTTTTTCGTTTCATCCGCCGCAGTGCTGCAACCGTTATGCGGCGACGATATGCAGAAATGTATTCATCTTTCATTTGTTATTTCCCGTATGCCTTTTTGAGAAACAATACTGCAACTGACCAGTATCCGGCATCAGCCATTAATAAAGCGGTTTTATAGGCATGTTTGTTTTTCATGTGTCATCCCCATTTTAAAATAGTGAGAACTCCCGACCGCAGACCGTCATGTTTTTATGTATGATTGTCTGTTTAATTTCCTTTATTCGTTCTCAGAGCATCAACATACTCGTAAGCCTTTTCACAGGTTTTATTCATGGAACGAATCAGACAAAGTAAGAAATCATCTGTCTCTCCGTTATCACCAGAGTTTTTAAATATAAACTCAAGCATTGACGTGTTTTCTTTTATTTCTGCTGCCACTTCCTCAAGCATAATCAGGGGAGTTTTCATGTTCTTTGTTCCTTAAATGCATCGCATGCGCTTCTGGCGTATTGTTGTGCCAGTAAAAATATGTCATCCGAAAGTTCATCACATTCTTCATCACCGGAAGCCGAAATGATTAACCCCGCTTCAAGCAGTACTGCAATGTGATGAAAAGCTGTTTCCGGTTCGTTGGTGAGGCCTTTGAACATTTTCATCTTACGATTCCTTTGTCGTGTCAGAATGGAAACTTGTAAGTAACCACATCGGATCGCAGTCAAGTATATTTGCCAGAGGAATCACCTGGCTTGCCAGAGGTTCAGCCTTGCCGTTCTCCCACTGGATGATGGTTTCTTCATCAACTCCAAGCAGCGTGGCGAGTTCAGCGGTGGATAGACCGCAGCTTTCGCGTTGGGTGCGGATGCCATCACGGCAATCTTTTTTGTTTCTCGGAGGTAACAGAATATGTTTTAGTTGTTGGATTTTTTCGATTCCAACCTCAAGGAGTACGTGACGGTTTCTTTCCGATACAGACTCCAGACTTTCATGAAGCAGCGATTCTACTTGTTCGATAAGCATCAATTGTGAAGTAGACATAAAAAAACCTCGTAACCAATATTTCGAAATCTAGGTTACGAGTGAGTAATGTAGGTGTCAAGAGCAATTAATGTTTTTTGTTGAATTAAATTTGCATACGCATCTCAACGACAACACCAATAATTTCACAATCCCCATTGATGGGGATCAGTGGATAGCGTGGGTTTAGTGGCTTTAGGAAACATTGCCCAGCGTCTTCTATGTACTGTTTAAGGGTTGCCTCTCCGGAGTTTTTGAGCCTGGCGACGACATATTTTCCTGAAAAAACTTCTTTGTCAGGGTTAACAAGAATGTTCATGCCTTCAAAAATAGAGAACTCTCCATTCTGTGATGTCATTGAGTCCCCTTTCACTTCCAGCCAGAAGCCGTGATCGCCCGCATATATATCGCTACCAATCCATTCTTCTGGATAAGCTATGTAATCTTCGCAGTTCCAGGGGCCAGCACTCACCCATGTTAGTTTCGGATATCTATAACGGTTTGGAGAAACTGGCTTAGGATTTCGGACGTTTTGAATGCTATCTGTAGGTGATGGGGCGCTGCCGTCAAGAAGCCATTTAGGAGAGCATTTCAATGCATCCGCGATTCTAAATAGGTTTGAAGATCTTGTGTCTTGTGAGTCTCCTAACTCTATTTTGCTGATTGTTACACGCGAGACACCAGTCAATTTTGCCAGGTCATCTTGTGACATTCCTAGCTGTACTCTGCGCATTAACAGTCTGCCACCAAAGCTATCGTGATCCATCTTCTCCCCCTTCTTGTCGAAATAATCGTTTCGAAACAAATATAGCAAAAAATCTTGAAATCTAGGTTTCGGAAAATTAAGATTAATCGAAACAAACGTGTCGAGGTGGATATGGATTTGTATGAAATTCTAAAAAACATGTTTGGATCGAATGTTGAAATAGGTCGTTATTTTCCCCGAAGGGGAAGGGCTAGAACCGGACAGGCTGTAGGTAAGTGGAAAACCCGAGGTGTGCCGGAAGACGTGGCGATCCTTTGTCATCTGGATCCCAAAATTCCTTATCAGCATCCGTCGCTCATGAATGCCAGTCATGAATCGTGATGTTCTGCCGGAGGCTGTATGTCCCCTGATTACGTTCAGATGGAGATGCCTGCCAGGTACAGCCAGGCAGATTCAGAGTGGATTAAGCGGCAGTTACAGAGCCTGCCTTCCTCACTGAGACAGAAGGTTGCCCTGAAATACGCGGAGGTTTACGAAGTTACTTTTGATTCCGAGCCTGTTTCATTCCGTAAGGAGAACAGAGCGAGGCATGAAGCCAATGTACGGCTGCGCAGGTTCGTTGAAACACACGGGCGTGCATTACAGGGGTATACGACTCAGCCGCCCCTGGCAGGAACGCAACAGCGTACCTGAATGGTGTTGGTCTTAAAGGTGACCGACGGGCTGAGACCCCACTTCTCAGGATGCACCTGTGTACTACCAAGCTAGTGCATAAGTTGAGAGGGGGGGTAAGGGGGGGAGTGCCCGTGTGTTAGTGCGAAGCACTGGAACGGGATCTTCCAACAGACGGGTACAGAGGTTAGGTAGATCTCGATCTAAAGGGGCATCCCTGAAAAAACGGACGTATCAGCAAACTAGTACATCATGGTTAAAATATGAGAGCTGAACTGAAACAGGTACTAATCAACCTTCTGGAAGAGGAATTCGGACATGGAATGGACAAGGTCACATTCGACTACGTTCTGCAAAAGAAAATCAAATCTCTGGGCTGTGAGTTGCAACGCTGTTTCACTGTCAGGCTGAAAGGTGATCGCAGGGGATTTATCGATCTTCTGGTTATTTCTCCCGATGGTCAGCGTTGCGCAGTTGAGGTGGATAACCGATCGCCCCGTCAGCGTTCACTGATGAAAATTCGAGCGCTTCCTGAAGGCATTTCGGGATTTGTTTTTCTCCGTGATGGCAAACATCCACAGCGTTATATCGCCGATGGTGTGGATGTCATCCGGGCGACCCGGTTTAAGTAATCACTGTATCAGCCCTGTCATCGGGAGAATACCATGCTGAATATCAAGCCGAATTTTGCTCAGGAACGTGCGCTGAATATGTTGCGTCATGACTGGAAAACATATCAGTCCTTCATGATGTACATGCCTACAGGGAGTGGTAAAACCGGCCTGGCGGCGTTCATCACTGCTGGTCTGGTAAGCCGTGGCATGCGCGTTCTGTTTGTCGTTCCTTATACCATTTTGATCAACCAGACAGCACAGCGCTTTGTTCAGTACGGGCTTTCCGGGGATGAAATCAGCTTTATCTGGCGTGATCATCCCAATAACGACCCGTCACGACTGATTCAGATTGCCAGTGCGGATACGCTGATTCGCCGTGATTTTCCTCAGAATATCGACCTGCTGATTATTGATGAAGCTCATCTCCGTAAGCGCCGCATCCTCACGGAAATCGAACGACTGGTTGCAGAGGGAAATGTGAAGGTGATTGGGTTGTCCGGTACACCCTTTTCATCGTTCCTGGGGCGTTATTACCAGCGTCTTCTCAAGCCGACCACTATAGGGGAACTGATCCAGCGTGGCGAACTGAGCAATTACGAATTTTATGCGCCCACGAAACCGGATCTGGAAGGTGTAAAAACGAAAGTCTCAATGGAGTACGGCAGGGATTACGACGAATCACAACTGGCAGAGATTATGTGCGGCGCGGATCTGGTTGGCGATATTGTCGATAACTGGCTGTGTAACGGAAGGGATTTACCGACAGTGGCGTTCTGCGTCAATAAAACGCATGCCAGCTTCGTGACCATGCAGTTCAACAAAGCCGGAATTAACGCAGAGGTGATGGTTGCTGAAACGCCACATGATGAGCGTCAGTTAATGATCAGTCGTTTTGAAACGGGAGCGACGAAAATCATTGTCAGCGTTGGCGTTCTGGTGGCGGGATTTGACAGTGATGTCCGGTGCATCATTTACGCACGCCCGACAAAATCAGAGATTCGCTGGCTTCAGGCGATTGGGAGAGGATTGCGTACAGCGCCAGGCAAGGAGTCATGCCTGATTTTCGACCATTCCGGTACGGTTCATCGCCTGGGATTTCCTGAAAATATTGAGTATGACGAACTGCCCGGCAAAAACGACGGGATGCAGGTGTCATCATCACGTGGTAACGAAATTCGGGAAGAAAAACTGCCGAAAGAATGTCCGGGGTGTCATTTCATGAAACCGGCAGGTGTTTATGTCTGTCCGAAATGCGGATTTAAACCGCTGGCTGGTGAGGATGTGAACACAGATACCCGCCGCAATATCAGGAAACTCAGCAAGGACGAAAAAATTTACACCAAAAGCGACAAACAGGCCTGGTGGAGTCAGATCAAATTCTATCAGCGTCAGCGTGCCTCTCTGGGGCGACCGGTCAGCGATGGATGGTGCGCTCACACTTTCCGGGAGAAGTTCGGCGAATGGCCTGACGGGCTGAGCAGTTTTCCGATGGAAATCACCCCGGAGGTCAGTAATTACATCAGACACAAATTCATCCGGTTTGCCAGAGGGCGTAGCCGGGCAGAGAAGATGACGGAAAAATCCCCCGAAGCGCTTTCTCTGTCCCTGCTTCATGGTGTCCGGTCTGGGGTGCCGGAAGGCAGTGAGTCGTGGCAGATCATGCAGGCAAAGCAACAACTTCAGAAAAACAGAAACAGTCTGAGTCAGTAAGATGAAAACAGCAGAAGCAGCGAAAGGCCACTGGCCTGAAATTTTAAAACATTACGGACTGCCGCCAGTCACGGGTAAAAAGCACTTCAAAGGGGAATGTCCGGTTTGTGGTGCCAGAGGTAAGTTCCGTATTGATGACCGTGATGGCACCGGAACGTGGATCTGTGTTTGTGGTAGCGGTGACGGCATGAAACTGATCGCTCTGACACAAAAAAGAGCGTTTCATGAAATTTGCGCTGAAATAGACCGCATCACGGGGAATGAATACCGGAGAGATAAACCGCCTGTGATCTGTACGTCGGAAAGCCTGAGATCGCGCATTCAGCGTCGATTTTCAGCGCTCACGTCGCTACAGGGAACATCTGGTGCTGAATATCTTCGTTCCCGTGGCATATTCAGTCTTCCGGTTGAGGGAGTTCGCTTCAACAGCCAGCAAAATTATAACGGGCGCATGTTCCAGTCTCTTTATGCCCTGGCGACCGACGACAAGGGAGAACTGTGTTACCTGCATCAGACATTGCTTGATGGAGCTAAAAAAGCAGACATTGGTATCAGCGCCAGAAGGCTCAAATCTTTACAGGACGATAACTATCTGGACCATGCCCGGTCAGTTGCTATCAGGATGTTTCCGGTAGCCAGTACACTGGGTATAGCTGAAGGTATCGAAACCGCGTTGTCCGCACATCAGATTTACAAAGTAAATACCTGGGCAACCATTAACAGTGGTTTTATGAAAAAGTTCCGCGTACCGGCGGGAGTCACCCATCTGATTATTTTTGCCGATCGCGATGAATACAGTGCTACCGGAATGGCTGCGGCCTGTGAATGCGCACATGCAAATCTCCAGGCCCGAAATGACATTCAGCGGGTAAGTGTCCGGTGGCCTGATCATGATGATTTCAACAATATGCTCATGAACGGCGATCAGGTTCGGGAACTGGTTTTTTACAGAAAAAAGGCGGTTGCGTGATGCGTACGGACAATCAGGTACATAAAGCTTTATTCACTATCCCGACGGCAGCGTACAGCGCCGTTCCGGCAAATATCAAACCTCTGCCAGAACAAAGGAGGATCACCGGACATAAACAGACAGATGCTTATCTCTGGATTCTGGAGGTTATTCACCTGAACGAGGCCGTACATCTGGACGCAGCCGAAGCAGCACTGGAGAAACTCAAAATAACGCCGGAAGAAGCGAGTGAACGGTATGGACGTTATTTGCAGGAGATTAATGTTGATCCTTTCCAGATTGCTTTCGCAACCATAGGCATAGATAACCCGGCGCAGGCGATCAGGAATGCCCGTGAGAATATCAAAAAAGCCGCATCAGTCAGGGCCACATTTGGCAGCTATGAGGCAGCACTCGATGATGTGGAGGCTGAGCGGATAATTCGCACCTCCCCGAAATTTATCGACGATTACTACTGGGGCTGGACTGCGGCAGAGAAAAAAGCCGGAAGTATTGACGGTGTTCGCTCAAATGAAATTGATGATCAGCGTCGTGCATATGTTGATGGCTATCGTGATGTACTGCCAGAGCCTCATACATTGTCAGACGTTGTTCGTGAGTTTATTTACTGGGACTGGCTTTATGAGATGCGCCAGACAGCGGGGAGAGAAACAGGGGACAAATACGGTTTCACAGGTGAACATCATGAGTCAGTATATGATCGGCAGTTCTGGCTCGAAAATTTGCTGGGAAAAATAAAGCCTGTGACGCGTGATGAAGCGGTTGAAGTGTGTCGCTGGTTTCTGGCAAGCGGAAAAGATGAGTACATGGAAGACAATGGTTCAGCGGTCATTCTCAATCTGGTTGGGGAGTGTGAGCAATGAAGCCGGAGATATCCAGTAGACATTTTCCCCCTGAGCATTCAAATCAGAAAAAGTATGGTTACAGCGGAGTACAGAATAATGCGTGATATCCAACAGGTTCTGTCCCGATGGGGTGCATGGGTGGTAAATAATCATGAGAGTGTGGCATGGTCCGGCGTCGCTGCCGGATTTAAGGGAGTGATCCCATCAAAGGTTAAATCACGGCCTCAGTGTACCGATGATGATGCGCTGATTATCAGCAATTGCATGGCGCAACTGAACGTCAACAACAGCGATTTGCATGATTTTCTGTATGATTATTATGTGTTCGGGATGACGCTTATGGGACTGGGCCGTAAGCATGAGCGCTCTGATTGCTGGGCCGGGCGGGTACTGCAAAAAGCTGAAGGTGTTATTGAGGGGATGTTGATTATGCAGGGAATAAAACTGGAAATGGACAGATACGTTGAGCGTGAACGATCAGGGGCACAGGTCAGTCAGTTTTCCGGACATACGGGAAATTGAAAGCGCGGGGTTTTACTGTAGAATGACTGCGGGTGCTTGAGGGTGTCTGCCTCGGGCATGCTGCCGTAAGGCAGACGGAGAAAAGCCCCAGTTAACATTACGCGTCCTGCAAGACGCTTAACATTAATCTGAGGCCAATTTCATGCTGAACACATGTAGGTTAGCCTCTTACGTGCCGAAAGGCAAGGAGAAGCAGGCTATGAAGCAGCAAAAGGCGATGTTAATCGCCCTGATCGTCATCTGTTTAACCGTCATTCTGACGGTACTGGTAGCGAGGAAAGACCTCTGCGATGTACGAATCCGAACCGGCCAGACGGAGGTCGCTGTCTTCGTAGACTACGAATCTGAGAAGTAA